CCACTCCGGAACAAAAGCTCAACGGAGTGGGCCGTCCCAAAGGAGGGGTGGGACAAAACAATTATAGCAAAAGAAAACCCCCAACCGAAGTTGGGGGCAATCCTTTTGTGCTGAATGTTAGCTACCGGCACCAGTCGAAGCGATGGTTCCAGCAGGAACAAAGAACCCACCAGTTGCGATGTGGCGGATTCTCATCTGCCAGTCGTCGTTGTCGAATGAGCCGTAAGCCTCAGGGATAGCCCCTCCGCCTAGAGCAACACCAGATGCAGACTTAACGCGAAGCTCAGGAGCCTCGAATCCGCGAAGGAAACCAAGAACAACGCTTGGGTTAAGTGAAGCACTTGGAACTGGAATCAAGAACCAGTAAGCACCGGCGCTTGGGTTGATCTTGGTGATCCAGTCGTTGACAACGATAGTGATCTGTGAACCGATTGGGTTACCAGTGATAGTCTTTGTCAAGATTGAACCAACAGTTGATGAGGTTTCAACGGTCTGAACTGCAAGGATCTTGCGTGCAGTAAGCTCAAGCGCACGTGGGATTACCAATGCGAAGCGGCTTACAGGCTGGATTAGCTTGCCGTTATACTGCTGAAGGTTTGCAGCCTCGATAGCCTTCTCTAGGTTGTCTAGAGTAAGCGCACCGTTGCCAGCAAATAGGTTGTTGTTGCCAGACTTGAAGTTAGCAGTGTTCAAACCAGTTGGCGAAACGAGCTGCTTGGTAACTTCTTCGTCTTCCTTACCTGCAGCCTTTAGGCCAAGCTCGATAGGTAGACGCTCTAGCAATGAGATGTTGCCGTCGTTTACAACAGCCTCCCACGAGAAGCGGACGCGCTGACCGGCCTTCTTGACCGCGAAGTCGCTCTCAGTTACTGAGAACCAACCGGCGGTTGGGTATTCGTCGTATTCGCCAACAGTAGGAAGTGAGCCGTCACGGAAAGTGTCGCCCTGGTTGTCCTTACCCTCATCTTCGTAGCGAAGGTTTAGGTATTGCTGCTTGCGGAAATCATCAACAACTAGACGAGTTGCGAACTGGTCCCACACCTTTGGAGTGGCCTGGTAGTTCTCAAAAAGAATCTTGTTGATGGTTGGAGCTAGCTGGATCGGTAGGTCTGAAGTAGAGATACCTTCCTGTAGCTTTAGCTTGTCGTTGCGGTCGCCGCGAAGGGCACCTTCGAGAAGCTTAGCAGCTTCTACCTGACGTGATGTAATGTTTTCCATAATTGCCTATCCTTACGCAGCCTGAGTCAAACGAACGTAAATGTCGCCAGCGGTCGTGGTTGACTTTGCAGTAACTGCGTGACCGATGAACTTGTTACCTGAAGCGGTAACGTTGATAACACCCTCTGAAGTCATGTAAACTGCTGCGCCAACAGTAACCGCTACTAGGGTTGAAAGCTTAACAACGCCGTTGAACTTTAGGGTGGTGTAGTAGTTACCATCCTCGCCAGTGGCAGCGTCTCGCTGTGCTAGGCCAACAAGTGCGCCAACCTTTACCAAGTCACCAGATTTTACGGTGCTTGCTACAGGAAGGACAAGCTCATTGCCATCTTTGTAAGTCTCATTAAGAGCCATGATTTACCTTTCGATTACTTACCAGTAAGTCGAGCAATGATTGCGTCATACTCGTCAACTGGTGTGGTGGTTGCGGCTTTGTTAGCCTCATATACTACGCCTACAACCTGAGCAGCTGGGGCGGCGACAGCCTCACGAAGTGAGTCAGCATAAGCCTTCTCGTCCTCAATAAGCTCGTCAATAGTCTTAACGTTAGTTTCAGACTTTAGGGCTTCCGCGACACGCTTAAGAGCGATCTTTGGAAGACCAGATTCGTTAAATTTCTCGGCAACATCAACAGGGTCAAGAGCTGGAGTTTCCTCAGCAGCTTCTTCGTCGGTTTCAGTTTCCTCAGCCGGGGTGGCTGCCTCTACAAGAGTCTGAACAGACTCGCGCAGTGGACCGAGTGCCTCAACAAAAACAGTCTTAAGGTCAGCAAGGGCTGCCTCAAACTCTTCCTTTGAAATAGACATTTCGTTTCCTTCCGTTTCGGCTTCAGTCACCAAATCGGTAACCTCACCTTGCTTTTTGTAGCTCTCAAGCAGTGAAATAAATTTTCCACCAGCCCCGGCTACTGTTACCACATCAACACTGGTCATTGGGTCCGATTCCAAAGACTCGATGATGGGACCTTTACGGCCTTCGGCCTCGCCAGAGATGGCTGAACCAAAAGCGCGAATAGACAAACCCACATCAGAAGCCATCTCTTTAATGATAGGCGCAAAGTGTGAGTAAAACTCAATATCGGCATACAAGCCGTCGTTGTTAAAAACTGCGTCAGAAACAAGTTTACCAGCCAAGTGGTTGATATCTCGCTCTGGACGATCCGACTCTTCAGTAATAGAAGGGTGGTTCATGTAAACTTTTGTGCCAGCCTTAAAAACGTTAGGCCCATAAGTTTTTAGCATCTCAGGACCGTAGTAACCTGAAGAACCCCAACCTGCCTCAATAACTTTGACGTTCCACTTCTTTCCAGAAACCGGTGCACCAAAGCCAAGGCTTTCGGTAAGAATCACTGACATAAAATCTCCAATTATTTTAACAATCTATATGTTATGATACCACATTCAGTTACTGCGGTGTTCCAGAATTATCGATATTTCTTAACTCGTTAGAATTGTCCTGCATCGAACCAACGCTGCCAGAGTTACCCTGCGAAGGCAAAGAACTTCCAGAACCGGCTGGTGCGGCCATCGCATCCTCAGGCGCGTTGTCGTGCAAAGCAACAATGTCCAATTCGTCGAGCACAGAGGCGCGGAACTCGTCCATCCAAATCGCACCAGACTCTTTAGCCAAAGCCAAAGACTGCAGCTGGCGGTAGCTAGACTCAGACTCCATCTTTGGCCAGTTAACAGTAACTTTCTTGTCACCAAAAAAACGGAAAATGCGACCCATGTAAAGCTCCCACAACTTCTGTCGAGCCTGCATCGCTTTCAAAGTCGGAACATCCAAGGTCTGCGCAACGCCGTAAGCTCCAGAAGTCCCTGGGTCAGACATTAAAGCCACAACCGAAACCTCAAGCGCAGAAGCCACCATGGCAGCCAAAGGTCGACCGTTGCCCAAATCCACGCTGTTACCTGTGCGGGGCAAAGAAGCTAGCTCCATGTCAGCACCCAAAATGGCGGTAGAACCAGCAGAGCTCGGAGTTGCAATTGTTGCAGCCGCAGCCTGCGTGCCGCTCTTCGACTTCGACTTCAAAGCCCAAGCAAACATGCTCAAAGCCTTCAGGATACGTGCACCATCTTTAAGATAGTCATTGTAAGCATAAGCCCAAGGGTAAGCGGCAAAAGCATCAGGCACACCCCAGATGCTGCCTGTGCGGCGGTTAACCGTAAACGGAAACATAGTCTTGTTGTAGTTAACTGGCTGCTTCTGAATTGTAGAAACCCTCTGAGGGTTCTCGTAAGTATCAACCGGATACCACTCGTGCACAGTCGACTTGAAGTTATTCAAATCGATGCGCGACCACGAACGGCGAATAAAACGCAAAGTCTCAGTGTCGTCAGGGTCAGTTACCCAGCCAGTGATCTCCTTAAAAGGAATGCGCTGCAACTTCTTAGTAACATTGTCACCCAAAATAAAAAACTGACCAGAAGTAAAATTCGAACGCTCATTAATGATCATAGCCTCAGGGCTGAACAAAGCGTGCTGGTTAGCAACATCATTCACCAAGTTCTCAATACGCTTAGAAGAATATCCCTCAAAAGAAATGCCCTTACCGAACACATAGCTAGAGCGCAAACCAAAACCGCGCTTCAGCAAAGGGTTGCCATCGCACTTCTCAGTCAACTTCTCAGACAAATCATGCAACTGCTCCAAAGTGAAAGAATCACCAACCGGGGCAGACAAACCTAGCAAAGACCAGCCCTGATCCTCAATGCTCAGCATCACACGTGTCATATCAGAATAAGACTCAGAAAAAGTCTCTTTGCTGTCAAAAAACTCGTCAAAATTATTCAAAAGAACTCCAAAAAATAAAAAAACTCAACAAAAACAGTATACCCTACCAAACCCAGTCCGACAAAAACGTCGAACCAGAACTAAACTGAGAAGCATCCGCAAAAAACTGGTCACCCGGCTTAGCGTTACCAAACTTATTCCCCACCAAACCAGACAGATCCAGGCACGCATACATCGCCGCATCCAAACGGTCAGGGGACTTCATGCCACGGCTACGCATATCATCCTTCGACTCAATCTGAATCGAACCCTTAGAACTAAACTTATACTTAATCGCCATCATCTCATCAATCAAGCCACGGTCATCCATCTCAATATCCAAACGACCCATCAACAAAGCCTCACGGAACGAATCATAACCAGCAGCACGAGCATTCAACCAGCGAGTATTATCAGGAGAAGCAGCAGAACCCACAACCGAAATCACCAAATACTTGCCCTCACACATAGCCGCCAACATGTCCACAATCGGCGCACCCAAACCAGTGCCATCCACACGAACCTCAGTAGCGCCATGCGCCACAGCCAACTCATGAATCCTATTCGCAGACTCAACCGCATTCGACTTATTCCATGTCGCTAAATGGCGGAGTCGGCCACCCCTATTAGAATAAACAACAGAATCATCATCACCAAAACGCGCAACGTCCACACCCAAAACAACCGGAACATCCAAATCCTCCACAACATCCAAATCAATACCACGATCAATCGCAACCTGCGAAAAGAACGTAGTATCATCCTCATCAGGAAACTGCGCCAACACCTTCGACTTATAACGAGCCGAATCCTCACCCCACGCAATCTTCTGACGATCAACCCACGAAGGCTGAATCAGCAAAGGGGCCAAAGCCTCCGGAATTTTCTCACCAGTAAAATTCGGTGTATCAAAAGCCGAAACTGTAATCTTATTCCAAGTCTCATCCTCACGAAAAATACGGTGAAACTCAGTCCCCCTACGGTCAGGGTTACCAATCGCCAACACACGCGAATCAGCAGTAGTCGTAACCGCCTCAGCAGCAGTATACAAATCAGCCGGAATACCACCAGCCTCATCCAAAATCACCATCACAAAACGACGGTGAATACCCTGAAACGCAGAAACAATATCAGTATCAGCCGGACGACGACCAAAACCAACCAACGTCCCATACTCATCATCAAGCTTCCACTCCTCAGACTGATTAATATGCCCAGCCAAAGGAAACCCACGCAACGCAGCAGCCTTATGATTATCCTTCAACTCACGAAACAAAACACGAGCAATCTGCGGATAAGTCGGAGCCGAACAAATCAAAGCCACCTCATACGGGTCATGAGTCGCAACCCACCACGCACCAGCCATACCAGCAATAGCAGACTTACCCATACCATTACAAGACACAACAGCCGTGTGCGTATTATCAACCAACGAATCCAAAATCTCACGCTGCTTAGACCAAACAGTCTTCCCCAACACATCAAACACCCAAGCCGCCGGATCCCTCTGATACAAAGACAACTTAGACCGCTGACGCAAATCCCCAATCACACCATCCAACACATCATCAATCATCATCAAACTCCTGCCCACGGAAACCAATATGCAAATTCTTATCCGTAAAATCCGGCGCAACATCCGCCAACCCATTAGAACCAGTCACAACCAAATCCCCACCAACAAAACAAGAATGCGCACCACGCCACAAATTCAACAAACGCAACTCATCCTTCGGCCGATCCGCCGAAAACGACGCACCACACCCACA